CATGCCCGTACTCACCAGATCAAGTGTTGGGACAATTGGAGTGGGTTGGGATAGAGCAGGGGGCTCAATTGAAGAGGAGAATAGATCATGTGATCCAATTCCCTCAATTAGCTATGATGTATTCGGGGGAGAGGAGTGGCTAAATAGTGATTTATTATCAATGTTTGATTAATTAAGCATCCTCATAAGATACCTGTGTCATAGCATAATAACTAGCAGTAGTGGAAGCCCCTGTGGACACTCCATCTGACTGAGTGGTACCTACAACTAAATACAGATTGTCGTTAGTACAGGTACCAACAGAATCTTCGAATAACCAATTCTTCTTCAAGAACTTAGTTAGATTAAAATACAAACACTTGTTTGGATTGATTGACGAGGTTGCACCGTATGTGGCAACAGCTGTGTTGGGGTTGAATAGTGTGATTCTTTTATGAATACAACATTTGAATAAGTCCGTATTCACTTGCCTTAATCCATCCAGGACTGCCCCTGAATAGGATGCGGCTGAACTGTCGTTTTGTAGGAATTCGGTCATATCCGTTGTGGAAAGAGCACCATCCCAATTATTTTGATACTTTGTCTTGAAAATGTAGACATCCACATACGTTGGGAGTGGATTGGCAATGATGCTCGATATAGGTATTAAGGTAATGGACAGACGAAGCCAAATATTTTTGACCTTGATCTTATTACCAATTCTCGTGGACTGTGTAGTCCCCTGTTGTATTTGTGGTAAAAGGTTAACGACAGTGGTATCGCTAATAATATTACTAACTGTCTTGGGACCAATCTCAGTATCCTTGAGTTTGTTCTCTACGTTTCTAGCGAGTTCTCGCTTAACATATTTCTTAATCTTATAAGAAACCTTTGTAGTCCTAAGTGGGCGGCGTTTACCATATCTCGAGCTCTTCGAGCCTTTACGCTTATATGAACGCTTAAATCCCATACGCAAATTTTTCAAATTGTGAGGACTAGTATATGGCACTCAAGTGAGTGGCACTAAAGTGGGGGGTAATACTAAGGCTTCGCCTTTACCCCCACTTTAAAACCATCGATATTTTCACGTGAGCCAGTCGAGCGGCTGGCTCTTGTCTAGATGGTAGGCGCGCTGTCGGTCCGAGCAGGTAGGTCGTGGTGTCATGCCGGTGGAAGGAGTGGTCGGCGCGAGTTTTCAGTTTGTCTCCTAAAGATATTTTTCCTGGAAAATTCTAGGATTTCTTGAAGAAAGGTCATTATTTTCAGAAATGTCGAAGACAAACCGTTTTGTGTTTACCGCGAACAACTACACAGATGATGATCTGAAGTGGTTCCAAAATACGAATGTATTTAAGTATGTTTGCTTTGGTCAAGAAGTGGGGCAGTCTCTAACTCCTCACCTTCAAGGCTATTTTGAATTCGACAATTCTCAGAAATTGCGATTGTCTGCTGTAATTAAAAGATTAGCAGAGAATGGTTTGAACTGTCATCCACACATTGAACCTGCAAAGGGTACTGCTGCTCAAGCCATCGCTTATTGTGAAAAGGATGGCATATTTTTTGAGAAGGGGGAACGGCCAAAGGGACAAGGTAAAAGAACTGACCTTGATACCGTTTGTGAAATCCTGACTAATGGTGGTTCCATTCAGGATGTCGCGATGAGTCATCCGAGTGTTTACGTAAAGTTCCATCGGGGGTTAACTTCTCTCCAAGTAGTTCTATCTCCTCGAAGGACATGGAAGACCGAGATTTATTGGCTTTGGGGACCAACTGGGAGTGGGAAATCCCGGTGGGCTTGGGAGACGTATCCGGATGCGTATTCGAAAGTAGCAAACACGAAGTGGTGGTGTGGGTACACGGACCAGGATACAGCAATTATCGACGATTTCAGGCCGAGCAAGGAAATGCCGTTCAACTTCGTATTAAACCTGTTCGATCGATACCCTCTCCTGTTGGAGTCGAAGGGAGGTCAAGTCCAATGTCTTTTCAAGACTATCATAGTAACATGCCCGTACTCACCAGATCAAGTGTTGGGACAATTGGAGTGGGTTGGGATAGAGCAGGGGGCTCAATTGAAGAGGAGAATAGATCATGTGATCCAATTCCCTCAATTAGCTATGATGTA